ATAAAAGCGTTGGCTATTGATTTATTACGGAGTGCGCATCACGCGCTAAAAACATTATAACACACAATACAAGTGTTATTTCTTTTTTTTCTTCTTTTGTTCACGTTGCACATTCAAGGCAATTGCCACCGCCTGCTTTTGGCTTTTGCCTTCATGTTTTAGTTTAGAAATATTCTTTGACACGCTTTTCTGAGACGTTCCTTTTGAGAGTGGCATAGTTATTCCTTTCGTATCATGGATTGAACATAAACATAAGTTATTGATCCGTTATCTGCTCTAAAATTGGTTACAGATACATTCCCTAATGGAATACAATCAGAATTAATAGCGTTTATAACCATTTCTTCAAGGTATTTACTGTCCGTACTTTTTAGAATAAAATACTTAGGCATTGTCTCTTTTAGCATATCTTTACCAGTTGGTGGCAATATGTCAAACTTATCATCTTTATATCCAGTCGGTATTTCTACCTTGTCGCTAGGTGTCAAACACGACCCAAAATCAGGGTTTCCGTTTTTGTCTAGCATAACTTTTGGCATATCGCCAATTACTACCTTCGGCTTATTAGGTGTTCCTGCTTTTCTGCTCATTTCATTCTCCAATTGTGTTCCCAAAGTAAATATTTATTTTTCCAATGATGATATTTCATCAACTTTAGATACTTATAAATTCCAGGTCTGATAACACAATAATATTTATTTGATTTTTTTGAGTTTTCTATTTCTTTTGTTATTTCTACAGCAAGATCAATCCATGTCAACTCACTCATTATTCACCTAAACTTTTCTCACAATATCTAAATCCACCCATTCCACAAATCCAGTATTTTTGTTTATCTTTACAATCCTGAAAATTCATCCCTATTGGATATTTATAGACCGCAAGATGATTATTAGTCGGAATGGCATATATATCACATCCCTCTTGTTTGGCTTTTTTTCCTAATGCAATAAACGTACAATAACAACATGAACAGGGCATATCATTCTCCTATCAAATCCTTTAGTGGCGTAACTCCCCGCATGGAACCGTAAACCTCATCTTGTCTTTGTGTAGACAGTTGACTAAGTTCAAATTTATTCTCTTTGTAGGCTTCAAACTTGCTTTCACCCATGAGACCGCGTTGTTTATTTTCGTCAAGAGACTTAAACCAATCCATGCCAGCGGTATCGCTGCCTAATGGATTCTCAGCGCCTAAAGTAATCGGAAGCATCACACAATGACCGTTGTAATGGTCATCCATAACCTCATCGTTAGTGTGATACGTCCCGTGCATCACTACGCACGACATACAGCACACGTCATCTAAGGTAGACATCCAAACCCAGCCTTTTACGACATCCGAGTTAGCCAAGTATGACGCCCTGTTGGCCTCTCGATAGCTGTAAATCTGGACAGTCCTAGTCATTCTCATTGCATCTGTGAGACCGCCACCCAAACTGTCTCTTATAAGATACGCTATCTTTTTGGGGTTATTCCCTAAAGCAACGTTATCTATGATCGTATTTGCAACCTTCAGCGCGTTTGTTCCCGCCAATAAATCTAGTCTCTGCATCAACGGTGAACCTTCGCTGAAATATCCGACTAGATTCTCGATAGCTCTCGGGTTGAGTGTTTTCCACCCAGCAGCCACAGCGGGATTACCGGCTAAAGTTAATAACCTGGCATCCCTTACCCCAAGAGCGATTGCATCACTAGCAGACTGTTGCATGACAGTTGACGCGTATCCTTGAAACTTTGTCAGTTCCTTTTCAATCTCGATAATTAATGACTTGTAAGAGTCTAATTTTCTAACACTCGCGGCGGTGATCGTTTCCATGTTCGCCATTTGCAAAGTGAGTACATTAATTTTGTCTTGTAAACGTGCATACATATCCCCATAAGCCTTGATAATTTGAGACAACGCTTTATTATCCCGTTGCTCTAATGCTTTACGGAATTGTTTAGCAAGGTCTACAATACTAATCTGTTGTTGGTCAGTCATTTATTTCCCTTTTCTGCATCATCCCAATCAGGCCACTCTTTATCGCATTTATCGCACCTTGAATAATAATTATTAAACTCATAACACTCTAGATGAAAATGAATAAGCCCACCACATCCAACATGTTTAATAGGTTTTTTTTCGCATCCATATATATTACACTCTAGACAACTATTGTCTCCAACACTATGCCCAAAGAAATAACGCATTTTAGTTACTGGTTGATCGGTCATTTTTAACAATCTCTATTATTGGAACTCCCACGCCGCAACGCCATAGATAAACATTTCCGCATTTACAATGCGCAAATTCGTCATTTATATAAACGTTATCTTTTTTGAAATATAGTTTTTCTCCGCACTCACATTCAGACATTCCATTTTTTATCATTTCTTCGGTAACCTCTGGCATACATCCTCAAACTTTCCGCTATCGAACAAATAAATCCTCATTGTTACCAGTTCCAAGCCATTTTGTAACTCTTCCAGTAACAGAGTCTTTTCCTAAAAACTTCTTTTTCCATGCATTACACTTTTCCATATTGTCACAAAACTGCAATTCAAATAGAGCCAATTTTTTATCAGCTTCAATGAGATTGATAATCGCTTTACACAGTGGCGAAAGTTCCTGAGACCGGTTTTCCATTTTCCATCCTTGTTCCTACCCTCATAACCGTTTCTTGATCGACGCTCTCAATTACTTCAACGATACACGGTTCCTGTCCTGCGAGCGCCTGCTTACAGATTGATTGTACATCCTTTTCGTTTTCCAATAGGTAATACTTCAAATCGTAAACGTCCGCTATTTTCTTCAATGACGGTAATGTCAATCCACTCTTTTCAGTTGATCCAACATATCTACCCTCAAAGTATTTATTCTGAGTATTCACTATGCTGCCATACCCGCCGTTGTTTATTACAAAATACTTGATAGGCAACTTCTCACGCCTTACTATTTCCAGCTCTTGAAAGTTCATCTGGAATCCGCCGTCACCCGTTAGACATATCGTTCGTTTGCCAGTAGCGATACATGCTCCGATAGCCATAGGCTCCGATCCCATAGCGCCCAAAGCCCCGGCAAATGTGAACCGCTGCCCGAACTTAACCTTCCACGCCTGTAACAATTGACACACTCCGATACCAGACATTCCAGGTGAGATAATATCATCTTTGGTGCATAAGTCGGACAAGGTATCAATTAGTTTATAGTTGTTTATCATTTTTATTTATTAAAGTCGTTGGTGTACTTTCGCCATCCCACATAAATATTTCTTTACACTGTGGACATTTATACCCATTTGTTTCTTTTCCAAACATTGGGCCTTTTGTTTTTATCTTTTTGGCGTCTTTTTTTTCTCCGCGCCAACCACATAAATAACAAATACTTTTCATCTCACTCCTTTATAAACACATTCTCTTTTTAAAAACCAAACTAATCATCTAACCACAAAATAGCGCGTACAACTAAAAAAATAATGAGACACGTTAATAAAAATATTCCCGTTGAAAGCAATATGTTTCCTATTTGAATATTTATAAAAAGTATTAATGCGATAATAAATGCGAGCAATATAAAAATGGCTAGTATTTTTTTTATCATTTTTTATCCCTTTTCTAAAATGAATATGTTTTGTTTCTGCATCTCTTTACAATCCCTCACCCATTGTGAATAATCACCGCCAATTTTCAGCGCACACAAAAACTCTTTTACATCAGCGTTAATCTTAATCCATGAGTCATCGAACTTGTTCAACTCCGCTTTGTCAATGTCTACCACAATCTTGACTGATTGTTTTGCGAAGTCACTTAGATTATACGCTACTTGGTCTAAATTCATTTGAGCGCCTAATACGAGAATCAAGTCACACATTCCGGTGATCTTGTTTGCTGCCGTCTGACCAATAGCCCCAGGTCTACCAGCATAAAGCGGATGACTGTCTGATAACAACCCCATTGACTTCCATGTCGTTAGAATAGGGCATTTAAGACCATCAATAAGGCCAAAGAACTGTTTTTCTGAGTTGCTTGATATAATCCCATATCCTGCAAAGATAACGGGCTTAGAACACGCCTCAAAGGCTTGTTTTACTCTATCAACGCCCACTACGATAT